GGTTCAAGAACATTTAATATTCAACAACTGAGTACCCAAGATAATGACTGGCTCAAAATTATGTCAATCTCTGGCACTTCTGCTTCTACTGTTTGTGTCGTTCAAAACGACCAAGGTACAAGCACAAGCTGTTGATATTGGAGACATCTCTGAACTAAACGGTTCAGCCCAAATAGTAAGAGACAAGCCCTACGATGCAAACTTAAAGTTTGCTATACAAAGTAATGATGAAGCCATAACTACTAATGGCAGAATGGCTATAACATTTCTTGATGACTCTGTTGTAAAATTAACTGAACACTCACAATTATTAATAGATGAATACATTTACGATCCTGATCCAAGCAAATCTAAAATGGCTATTACCTTTGGTCTTGGGACAGCACGCTTTATTACTGGCAATTTAAACCGTATAGATAAACAAAATATTACTCTTAAAACTCCTACAGCCAATATAGCAATAAGAGGTACAGACTTTACAGCTACAGTAGATGAGTTAGGCCGCAGTCTTATAATACTATTACCAGACGCTTTAGGCTTATCTAGTGGCGAGATACTGGTAACTACAGCTATGGGTACTGTCACTCTTAATAAACCATATCAAGCTACAACTGTTAGTGTTTTTGAGTCATCTCCAAGCAAGCCTGTAATCCTTGATCTTAGTCTAGATATTATTGATAACATGTTAATTGTTACGCCTCCTAAAGAAGAAAAGATAACCTACGAAGAAGATGTATCTGCTAAACAAGAAAGCATATTAGATTTTAATGAGCTTGATATTGATTACTTAGATGTTGATTATTTAGGTGAAGATGACCTAGAGTTTACAGAGCTTGATATTAACTTTTTAGATGTAAATTATCTTGAAGATCTGCTTAATGTATTAGATGCACTAGCTATAGCAGAAGAAGAAGATGCACTAGCTCAAGCAACTAGCACTCAAGTAAGTGGTACTTTATTAGGTAAGGATCCTGATACTCAAATAACTACAATTATTACAGGTAATGTTATTAGTCTGCGCAGACAGGTAAACGAGTCTGTGCAATTAGACTTAGATGGTAGTACATCTTATACTGTTATCTTCATACAAGATGGCATATCAAATGTTATCAAGGTAAATGGAGGGAGTGACAGCGTTATTACTATCACTCAAAGTGATTAATGAAAAGACTATTATTACCTATACTTATATTACTATCACTACCTTTAATATTTCAAAGCACCCCTACAGAAATACTTAAGTTAAAAATATTTGATACATTTGTAACAACTCCAGAACCTTCTGGTAATTTTGTAATACTTAATATAACTGAAGAAGATGTTGCTAACGAAGGCGGATGGCCCTTGCCAAGAAGAACCTTAGCTCAGATGCAAGTTGATCTTATTAATCAAGGAGCTATTGGAGTTGGTTGGGTAATAAGTTTTCCTCAAGCTGATCGTATGGGTGGTGATGAAACATTTGCTACGACGCTTGAATACATACCATCCGTACTGGCTATGTTTGAAACTCCTAACGGTAAATATCCAAAAACTACTGGAACAGTTATTAAGGGAGACAATCCTGGAGGAATGTTGACTCAAGGCGTAGTACAAAATATTCAAATCTTGCAAGACAAATCATCACAAGGAATCGCAACTGCACCCACCGATATAGATAACTTAGTTAGAAGAATACCATTATTATTAAAAACACCAGATGGATATGTTCCTGCTTTTGGTACAGAAGTATTAAAAGCACTAACAGGAGCAAGAACTTACATTATCACTACAAATGATAATGGTATACAAGAGATATCAGTCAGAGGAATATCACCAGTAAAAACAGATAGTCTAGGTCGTAAATGGATTAGTTGGGTAGATACACCAGAAACTAATCTAAAAGAAATGAATGTTGCAGGTAAGTTTGTTTTTGTTGGTGTAACTGCTAATGGAATTATGCCTCAAGTTGCAACTCCGTCTGGATTATTGGAGCCACATAAAATTCAAGCAGCTTTATCTGAGTCAATTCTTATAAAAAACTCTCCAAAAATTCCTGATTGGGCTTTAGCGGCGGAAATTTTAATTTTTGGAATTTTTGTCACTCTGACGTGGCTTGTAATTAATTTTCTTGGTATAACTAAGGGCGTAAGTATAGCTGTAATTTTACTGTTAACTACAGCCTTCTCAGGCGTTTTTAGCATTCAAAAAGGGTATTTAATAGATTTTTCTTGGACTTTTGTATCTCAATTCATAACTGCAGCTATTGCCTTCTATATAAACTTTAGAAAACAGTTTAAATTGCGTCAGCAAATTAAAAAACAGTTTGAACATTATCTAGATCCAAGACAAGTTAAACAATTACAAAAAAATCCTGAACTTTTAAAACTTGGTGGAGAAAAAAGAATCTGTACTTTTTTATTTACAGATGTCAGGGGGTTTACAAATTTATCTGAAAAACTAAAACCAGAAGAAGTAACTGACATAATGAATAAAGTTCTTACCGTACAAGTAGAATGTATCCAAGCACATGGAGGTATGGTTGATAAATTTATAGGTGATGCTTGTATGGCCATCTTTAACGCTCCTCTCGATTTAGATGAACATGAACAACGTGCAGTCGCCTGCGCTAGAGATATGAGAACAGCAATTCGCATGTTACAAAAAGAATTACCTGAGCCAATAGCAATAGGTATAGGTGTAAATACAGGAGAAGCTATTATTGGCAATATGGGATCAGATACAAGATTTGATTATTCTGCTATTGGTGATGCTGTTAATACAGCTGCAAGGTTAGAGTCAGCTACTAAAGAAGCTGGAGTTGATTTATTAATTGGAGAATCTACGCGTAAAAAAGTACCAGAAGCTACGTTTTGTAAAAAAATGTACGTTAAGGGAAAGAAGAAAGCATTGAAAGTGTATACTATTTAAGATGAGTAAAGTGTTAATAGGAATTATAGTTGCTTTAAGTTTATTTAGTTTTGTTTTATGGAAACAAAATTCTAACCTATCAGCTCTTAATCAAGCCTTTGAATTAAGAGATGCAGAACAAAAGCTAGCAATAGAATCACTACAAAATGATTTTGCCTTACAAACGGGTAGTTTGTTGGATCTGCAGAGTCGAAATCAAGAAATACAAAAAGAGATGTCAAGGTACCTTGACATATTTAAACGTCACGATTTAACCAGATTAGCAGCAGCTAAACCTGGACTAATACAACCCAGAATAAACAAAGGAACAAAAGATGTATTTGATAGCATTGAAGAAGACAGCCGTAACATTGACAGTCTTGATGATGGCTTGCAGTTGCAGTCTGTTACCAACTAAACAGGTAGAGGTTGTATCAAAGCCTATAGAAAGAACTATAGTGCAACCTATAATGCCCAGAGAAATAGATTTAAAAGATCCCTACTGGTATGTTGTATCTAATAAGAATATAGAAGATTTTTTAATTCAAATAGAAAAAGATCAAGGGCAGGTAGTATTTGTTGCTATGTCAGTACCAGATTATGAGTTGATGGCTTATAACATGCAAGAGTTAAAACGTTATATTAATGAACTGACTGAAGTAGTTGTCTATTATAGAAAAGTAACAGTTAGCAAAAACGATAATTAATCTGTTAAAATCAATAAACCATTAATATTCAAGGGAGGATAATATGGATTTTATAAGCAATATGGTGATGTGGGTAACAGCGATTGTAACTGCTAGTTCAATTATAGCTGCAGTCACTCCAACACCTAAAGACGACGCTTGGATTGGTAAACTATATAAATTTATAGATTTACTTGCATTAAACATTCTTAAAGCTAAGGATAAATAATGGCTAAGGCACCAGACGCGTTTGTATATAACGCTATTTTGGAACGAATAGTCGACGGTGATACCTTCGACTGTTCGTTAGACCTTGGATTTGATGTTAAATTACATAAACAAAGAGTACGTCTTCACGGTATTGATACTCCAGAATCTAGAACTAGAGATTTAGCAGAAAAAAAATTAGGTCTTGCAGCAAAAGAAAGACTAAAGGAGCTTTGTTGTGGTAAATTTAAAATACAGTCATTAGGAAAAGGTAAATATGGCAGAATACTTGGTATCCCTTATACAGAAGATGGTAAAGATATTTGCCAGATCCTCATTAAAGAAGGACATGCAGTTGAATACCACGGCGGCAAAAAAGCAAAAGTATGGGGAGATTACTAATATGAACATATCTCAAGAAGGATTATCCTTAATTAAAAAGTTTGAAGGATGTGAACTAGAAGCATATAAATGTGCAGCAGGAGTTTTAACAATAGGATATGGCTCTACCAAAGGCGTTAAAGAAGGCGATACCATTTCTCAAGAAGAAGCAGATAAGTTACTTTTACATGAAATGGAAGAATATGAAGGTTATATAAAAGATGCAGTAACTGTTGATTTAAAACAAAATCAATTTGATGCCTTAGTATCTTGGGTATTTAACCTAGGACCAGCTAACTTAAAAGCTTCTACTATGTTAAAAGTATTAAACAATAAAGAGTTTGATGATGTTCCAGCTCAAATAAAACGTTGGAATAAAGCAGGTGGTAAGGTTTTACAAGGACTTATTAGAAGAAGAGAAGCAGAAGCCCTTTTGTTTGAAGGCAAAGAATGGCATGAGGTATAACTAATGCCTTTAAGCAAGATTTTATTTAAGCCAGGTATCAACAGAGAAGGTACTGAATACGACAATACAGGCGGTTGGTTTGACGTAAATCTTGTACGTTTTAGAAAAGGTAGACCAGAAAAGTTTGGCGGTTGGTCAAAAGATAGTTCTAATAGTTTTTTAGGAACTGCCAGAGCTTTGCATGCTTGGAACTCTTTAGGAGGTACTAAGTATTTAGGAGTAGGGACTACCTGGAAATATTATATTAGAGAAGGAGACAGTTACTCAGATGTTACCCCCATACGAAAGACTACGAATAATGGCGTTAATTTTTCTGCTACTAATGGCAGCTCTACTATAACAGCAACAGATAATGGACATGGTTCAGTTATAAATGATTTTGTTACTTTTTCAGGAGCTGTAAGTTTAGGTGGACTAGTAACAGCAGAAGTATTAAATCAAGAATATCAAATAACATCTGTTACCACTAATACATACACTTTTGTAGCCAAAGATACCTCTGGAAACGAAGTTACAGCAAACAGTTCTGATAGCGGAGATGGTGGTAATCATGTTGACGGGGTTTACCAAGTAAATGTAGGTTTAGATGTTTATATTACTGGTACTGGTTGGAGTTCTGGTACTTGGGGTGAAGGAACTTTTGGCTCTACTACTGCTTTATCTGCTACTAACCAGTTAAGACTTTGGACACATGATCACTTTGGAGAAAACCTTATAATAAACCCTAGGGCTGGCGGTATATATAGATGGGTAGAAAATGATGGACTTACAACAAGAGCTGTAGACCTTTCTACTGTTTCTGGGGCTAACTTAGTACCAACAGTAGGTTTACAAGTTATTACCTCCGAAAAAGATAGGCATTTAATTGTATTAGGTTCAGACTCAGTATCAGGAGGAGAAAGGACAGGCGTTATAGACCCGATGCTTATATCCTTTAGCGACCAAGAAAATGACTTGGAGTTCCAACCTTTAATTACTAATACTGCTGGAGACTTAAGACTTTCATCTGGATCTTCTATTATTGGAGCTACAAAATCTAGACAGGAAATACTTATATGGACTGATACTGCTTTATACAGTATGCAGTTTGTTGGCCCACCTTTTACATTTGCAGTTAACCTTATTAACGAGGGTACTGGCCTTATAGGACCAAAAGCGGTTATTACTTCAGCTCAATCTATTTATTGGATGTCTTCAACAAACTTTTACGCATATACAGGTAGCGTACAGAAGATACCTTGTAGCGTTCATAATTACGTATATAGCGATATTAATTTAAGCCAATCATTTAAAATACATGCGTTTACTATTACTGAAAAGTCTGAAGTTGGTTGGTTCTATTGCTCAGGAAGTGCAACAGAAATAGACAGATATGTTATCTATAACTACGAAGACCAGGTTTGGTATTACGGCCAATTAGAAAGACACGCTTGGCTTGATAGTGGTATTGAAAATTACCCTAGAGCTACTTATAACGGTTATTTATTTGAACAAGAAGACGGCTTTAATGATGATGGTAGTCCTATGACTAACGTATTTATAGAAAGCTCAGACTTTGAGGTGGGCGAAGGAGAGCAGTTTGCTTACATACAAAGAATGTTCCCAGATTTAAAATTCTTAGCTAATTCAGACTCAGGTAAAGTAAATCTTGTTTTAAAGACTAGGAATAACCCTGGAGAATCTCTATCAACCAGTTCTACGTCTTCTATAGGATCTTCAACTGGACAAGTTAGTCTTAGGGCAAGAAGTCGTCAAGCTGTATTTAGAGTAGAGTCAGATGACGATTCAGACGGTAACGATAACGTAGGTTGGAGACTAGGAGCTACCAGATTAGATATTAAACCAGACGGCAGAAGATAGTGGCAAAGTTACTAGAAACTAGCCTTCCGCTTGCTCAGGGAGAGATGTCTCCTGAAATTTTTAATAGATTAGTTAGGATTCTTGAGTTAAACTTAGGACAGTTCGACCCAAATCGAACGCCGCAGTTCAACGAAACAGAAATTGCGCAATTAAACTTTTTAGAAGGTGATGTAATCTGGAATACTTCTCAAGGAGTGTTGCAAGTTTATATAGGGAACAGTTGGACTCAGCTTCATACACCTAACTCACCCAATAATGGTTTTAAGGCTACAGCTTCTTTAGGTGCTGTTTCTGTTATAACGAAAGGTGATATAGCAGTAAATATAACAGTAGCTTAAAATTTAGGATATTTTTATATGTTTGCAAAACAAAAGATACAAGAAGAATCATACAAGCTTAAAAACTTATTGCTTGGATTTCCTTCTGATTGGTTTGTTAACAAAGATACTTTAAAAAAAGCAAAAGCATCTATACCCAATATAGTAGATTTCTATAAAAGCGAAGGTACAAACAATCCAGAAAAACTACCTTTAGAAAGTGTCATACAAGAACCATTAAAAGATGTTTATACAGTTCCTTTGTTTTCTGACAAGTTTTGTAAAATATTATTAGATGAAATAGATAACATGCAAAAAGAATTTGCATTTGTCCCTAATCCAGAAGAAGACGAGCTAAGACAAATACCAGAGATAGTTCTTAGCGAAAAATGTCCAGATTTATATATTTCATTGATGCAGGTAGTTCAATCACTAATCAACCCAATACTTGTAACTATATGGAATCGCCACGTTACAGGCGGAAACATACAGATAGCTAACTACAACTTAAAAGATAAAAAGCAGGGAGCCTGGCATCACGACGCCAGTTCAGACGTTAGTATTGTAGTCCCTTTGAATACAGGCGATTACAAGGGTGGAGGAACAGAATTTTTAAATAGAGGAGTCGTAGAGCCATTACCTACAGGTAGCGGTTTGATATTTCCAAGTTATACACACATGCACAGAGGACTAGCAGTAGAGGAAGGAGATAGATATTTGTTGGTTTTTTGGTTAACATCTATAGATGAAGATATTAACAGCGAAGAAAATAAAGGGTAAAATTGTAATATGAATAGAATAGACAACAGCGGAACAGGATTAGCAAGGCTAGGACGCGACGAAGATCAGTATATGGCTCACGTCGCCCAAGGCGAAATGGTTGTACCACCTGTTATATCTCCAGAAACAAGAAAAAGAATAGAACAAGAACTGCGTGCAGCAGGCTTATCTCCAGATGAATATAAAGTAGGAGAAGGCATGTCTATCAATCCAATTACAGGTATGCCTGAATTTGGTTGGTTGAAGAAAACATTTAAGTCAATTAAAAAAGTAGCTAAGAAAGTAGCTCCTGTTGTTGGGCCTTTAGCAAACTTTATTCCTGGCGTTGGGCCAATTATGTCAGCAGCAATACAGGCTGGAACTACAAAATTAGCTGGTGGTAGCTGGAAAGATGCTTTAAAAGCAGGTGCTTTTAGTTACGGAGCAGGTAAGTTAGGTCAAGGTATTGGTGGTTTAAAAGGCAAGCCAACAGGCGGTAACTTTTTTGGAAATGCAAAAGAATATCTTTTTAAAGGTAAAGATGGTGTAGGTCTATTTGGAAACTTAGGCAAAGGTATTGGCGGTTTAAAAGATAGAGCAGGAGAATTTTTGTTTAAAGGCGATGATGGCGTAGGTTTATTTGGCAATACAATAGGAAAAGGTTACGAGTATGTTATGCCTGGTAAAGATGGTGTAGGGTTATTTGGTAACTTAACAGGCGGTGGTCAGCAAGAAGTAATGTACGAAGACGATCAAGGCAATGTTTATACAGCATCTCAAGTAGAAGAAATGTTAGCCGCTGGAACTCAACCTGATGTTTTAAATGAAGTTCAATCTAGTGGAGGTCTTGGAAACTTTTTAGGAGGTAAATCACCTTTAGAGTTTTTAAGTTCAAAACTACTACCAGATCAACTTGAAAAAGCTTTAGGTACAGGTCCTGGTGGAGGCGGTATCGCTGGTCTTTTCGGAGGTGGTCAAGGTGGTATGGGTGGCGGAATGGGTGCAGCAGCACTTGCAGGACTGCTTGGTAAAATTACTTACGACTCAGCCAAAGAAAGAATGGGTGGTTTAGCTGAAACTCCAGCTGTAACAATGGATCAACTTGGTAGATACCAATTATCAAAAGAACTAGGAACAGGCGGAACTAGAGGTGAGTTTGGCTTACCAGCCGCTCAAAAAGCCCTAGAGTTTAATATGGGCGGTCCTGTTCAATACTTTAGTCAAGGTGGAGCTGCAATTAAAGAATTAGATATGCGTGATGGTGGTGAGTCAGCAGGTCCTGGAACAGGTACTTCAGATGATATACCAGCGATGTTAAGTGATGGTGAGTTTGTAATGACTGCTAAAGCTACACGTGGCGCAGGTGCATTTGGTATGAATAAAACAAAATCAGGTATAGAGCTTGTTAAAGGTGGTAAAGCTTCTAGAGAAAAAGGCGTAGAAAACATGCGCGAACTGATGAATATTTTTGAGGCAATATAATGGCTAATACAGTTAATCCAGTATTACAAGACATATCAAGACGAGAGGTTATATCTGATCCTTATGTTAGAGAACTTTATTTTGGTTCTCCAGACTATGAAGGTTTGATAGCAGGATCAAGAAGAGCTGCTCAAAGCTATTTAGATCAAGGGCCAACGATGAGGAAAACAGCTGGGTTGTCTCCTTTAGAGCTTGCTGGTATACAGGGCGCTTACGGCGGTATTGGTGGATACAAACCATATTTACAAGCCCAAGAAAAAGCTATTCTTGGCGGAATGGGAATGCTTGGAGAAGAAAGAGGCTTACTAGATGAGGCTATAGGAGCAACTAGAAGAGCTGGACAATTACAACAGCCTTACTTTGCTCAAGCAGAGCAACAATATGGAGCAGGACTTGGAGATTTGATGAGCAGTCTTGGGAGACAAGGCCCATCTGCTAGAGACTACCAAAGAGCTTCATTAAGAGGATTTGACCCACGTTCAACAGCAGCTTACTACGATCCGTTCGAGCAACAAGTCGTACAACAAACAATAGATGACGTATTTAAACAAGGCGAGAAAGCTGATATTGCTCAAAGAGCTAGAGATATAAGTTCAGGTGGAGAGTCTGCTTTTGGTTCTAGAGCTAGACTAAGTGCTGAAGAAAGAAGGTCTGCACTTGGCAGAGGCTTAGGAGAAGCTTTATCTGGTATACGTTCTAAAGGATTTGGAACTGCTCAACAAAGAGCTATGGAAGAATCTAGATTTGGTAGACAAGCTCTTGAAAGAGCAGGCGAAAGAGAAGCAGGATACGGTCAAACTTTAGCAGGTGCAAGACGTGGATATGCTGGAGATATATTAGGTTTAGGACAGCAAAGAGGAGATTTAGCCAGAGGTATTGGTTCTTCTTTAGCAGGATATGGACAGCAGTTAGGCGGAATAGGAGGCAGAATGGCTGGCTTCGGAAGTCAAATAGGTGGACTAGGATCAACCTATCAACAGCTAGGAAGAGATGAAAGATCAGAATTAATGAATCTAGGCAGACTTCCAAGAGAACTAATGGAAACTCAATACGGCAGAGAGTACGACTATGCAGAGCAAAGAAGACAAGATCCGATGAAGGCAATGCAGTTTATGCAGGGCTTTGCTCCTCAGTATCAATCAGGCCAAACTCAAATTGGAAAAACTTATGGCATGCCAGTAGATCCTTTACAACAAGGTTTAGCTGCAGGTTTAGGAGCTTACGCTAGCTTGATGCCAGGTCAAGCTCCTTATGGATATGGACAGCCTCAAACAACAACAGGAACCACAACAGGCTAATGAATATATTGCAAAGAAAAATGTTCCAAGAAGGTGGTGAAGCTACTCCTAGTTTTACTATTGTTGATCCAGGTAGAAGTATAACTAGATCAGAAATGACAGGCTTTGGTGCAGGTATTGGTGGAGGTAGAGATCCCTTAGCTTCTACTTTAATGAGTGCTAGAAAAACAGAATTAATGGATATAGTCTCTGATGATACTGGCCAGCTTTATGGTAAAGAAGGAGAAAAGCTCATACCTATAGATATGAATATGGGAAGAACTCCTAGAGAAGCTCTTTTAAATATGGAAAAAGCTTCTGGTTTTGACAGACTAATTAATACAGCTTTAACAGCTGGATCTCTTGCTTTATTAAAAAGACCTATAGGAGCTGGAGCATCTGGAGTTGGTAAAATGTTTTTTAAACCATCTGCAACAGACTTTGCTGTAACTCCAGGTGGTGTGGCATCTGCAGTAACAGCTGCAGATAAAATTACTGGATTAGGAAAAGCAACTCTTGGAGCAGCGGCTTTAGGAACAACCTTAGCTGCTGGAGAAGGACTGAAAGATGCAGCCATAACAACTCCTGATGAAATAGCAACTGCGTTAGAGGAGGTAGAAGTTTCAAAACCAAAAGATTCTTCTATTGTAGATGACAAAAAAGTTACTGACGAAAAAACCGTTCAAGTTAAAAACAGCGAAGTTATTACTGAAAATAAAACAGAACAAAAAGATGAAGTAGATAAATTAATAGAATCAGAGCCAGAAGAACAAAAAACATTTCAAACTACTATTTTCCAAAACCCTAACTTCATAAGACTAATAAGAAACATATCAGCTGGATTAGCTACTTCTGGCAGTATGGCTGAAGGCTTGGCAACAGGAGCAGCCTCAGCTGCAGCTGAAAGAGCTGCGGAAGAGCAAGCTTTTGCAGAAAGAGAATTTCAAATGGAAAAACTTGATGCACAAGCTACAGCTGATTTAGAAAAGGAATACATCAAAAAACAATTAGATATGGGTAAAGATTTCAGAACAAAACAGGCTGAATATGAAACCGATTTATCAAACGCTGCCTTTGAGTATGACACTTCAGATGCAGTTATTGCAGCTATAAATGAAGCGGCTACCTTGGTTAGAACAGGTGATGTAACTGGTTTAAGTCCTTTAATTGGAGAGTACTTTAGAAAGGCTAAAGCTTTTTTCCCAGGAAAAGATCCTGAGCTAACAACAAGAGAAGTAGCAAAAAATCTTATTAACGATATTATTAACGGTAATATTAAAGAGCTTACAGGTGAGTCTGGAAGAACTATATCTAACCTAGATAGACAAGTTGCTGCTAATTTAATAGGAGCTATTAACTGGAGTGCAGATCAATCTACTGTATTACAAAAATTAGACCTAGCCTTAAAAAGAGCCAGCCAAAGAAAAGACAATTCATACAAAAATTATTTAGCCGCAAGAAAACCATTTGAAAATGCTGGTTATAAAATACCAGGCAGGTTTGATATTTTAGCGCAACAAACTCAGCCAGACGGACAAAGAGTTCGTTTGCAGATGAGATAACATATGATATATGAAATTGAGTTACCAGATGGCAGAATTATCGAAGTTGAGGGTGAGCCTGGACAAGAAGAGAAAGCTATTCAAACGGTCAGAGAATATATAGCTAAAGAGGGAACTGCTCAAATAATTGAAGAAGAGGACTTTGATTATAAGACTGGTATACAAAGTTCATTCTTAAGAGGTCAGCTAGATATGGCTGATAATATGGAAGAAAAAGAAGGCGTACTGCAAAGATATGCTGGATCAGATGGTTTTATTAGAGATACTAGAGGCAATCTAGCTATTACCCCTTTAGGACAAAGGAGACTATCCTCAAAGGGTATGTTAGATAAAGATAAAATATCCAATAAAAATATTGTTATAGATGAAGAGGGTTTTTCTTTTGCAGACTTTGCAGACTTTGGCGGAACTCTTGGGCCATTGGCAGGAGCAATTGCAGCCTTATCTCCACATGGCAGATTGCTAAAGACTTTACAGCCATTTTTAAAAAGCGACAGAATTACAAGAAGTGCGGCTGCAGCTATAGGTTCTGGAGGAGGTCAACTAGGCGAAGAAGCTATAGAGACTGTAAGAGGATTACAAAAACAAACAATTGGCGAGGTTGGTGGAGAAGCATTAATTGAAGCTGGAATTGGAGGAATAGGTCAAGGTTTATTTGAGGGCGGAGGCGCAGCCTTACACGCCTTGCTTGGCAGAAAAGGTGCCATAGCAGATATAGATATATCAAGAGCTATAGCCCAGGGCGCAGACCCTGCAGAGGTAGAATTACTTAAAAATAGATTGGGTAGAATGCCAACTTTTGACGATATTCTAAAAGCGCAAGATGATGGAACCATTAGTTCATTTACTGAAGCAGCTGTATCGCAAAGAGCTTTAGGTAGATCCATACCTGGACGTATTCAAGCAGCATCTGAAACTGTATTTGGTAGAACTGAAAGAGATAAAAAATTAATACAATATGGTAACGAAAGACTTAAAAAGTTTTTAGAAAATTTAAACGACGAGACTTTAGATCTTCAAGCTGTTGGCAACGCTTTTAAAACTGGTCAGTTAACCAAAGGACAAGTAGACGATCTTATTAAGGAAATGTCAGACGGCGCTGCAAAAACAAACAAAGATGTTCAAGAGTATGTAAAAAATGCTATACAACAAATAGATGATGGAGCATTTACATTAAGACCAGATAGGATTGGTATTGGCCAAAAGATAAGAGATGATTTAAAAAATATTTACGACGACCAGTTTGGTATTGTTTTAGATGATGCAGGAAACGAGATTGCTGCTGGAACTTTTGTTCAAAGATCAAGAGGCATAGACAGCTTTTTAGTAGCTAAAGATTTAGATGCTGTATATGGAGGAGTAGATATTGACCTATCAGCCTTAGCAAAAGAGCTAGATAATCTAGTAAAAAAACAACCTGGTCTTGGTTTACAGTCTGCAGTTGAACAAGTACCATCCAATCCAATAGTAGCTCTACAAAAGATATTAAAAGATTCGCAAG